GCCATTATAACACAGCTATTTAGAATTGTCAACGGATTAGCCTAAATACTGGTATGTCTCTAGACCTAGGTGATAAACCCACTCCAATACAGACAGACTTATCTAACACTTCAATTATTGGAGTGAAAGATGGTGTTCAGGTTGTGCGTATTAATGTTACCGACCTTGGTGGAGGTGGTGGCGGAGGCACCGGTTACACTGGCTCTCAGGGCGCGATTGGACCCACTGGATTCACTGGTTCCGCCGGCAGCGTGGGCCCCACCGGACCTACAGGTCCAATTGGATTTACGGGTTCGGCATCTACAGTTAGTGGTCCAACTGGGTTCACTGGTTCTGTGGGATACACCGGGTCTCAGGGAGCGTCAGTCACGGGACCGGCCGGTCCAACAGGCCCGACAGGATTTACTGGATCGATCGGATATACGGGTTCGCAAGGAACTACACCGACTCTCTATCGTCCATTTCCATTCTTCTTCACTACTGCTCCGGGCTCAAATGAATTGATGGCAAAATTCAGTGTAACGGAAACTATTACAATCCCGGCCGACTTCGCTGGTTCTGCCGCTCATGTAGAAATCAATCCTACCTCTACTTTTGTACTCACGGTTAAGAAGGGCACTACGAGTGTTGGAACGATAAGTATTTCTACCAGTGGTACCTTCACCTGGTCAACGAGTGGAACTCCAGTGAGTCTAGCTTCAGGAGATTATCTATCGTTCATCGCTCAGAGTTCTGTTGATGCAACTCTAGCCAATGTATCTATTTCGGTTAAAGGAACTCTATAATGTCAACTCCTGACTTTGCATTCATCGATGGATTCGATCATTATTGGCCGGCGATTGAAACCTCGGCCGCGAGCAGCTTTGACTTAAGCACCGGAGGAAGCCCAATCGCGGCAGAATACAGCGTTTTAAATTCTCCAACTTGGTGCGCGACTTTTGCGGCTCTGAGTGGTACTGGATGCTGTCTTGGAGTAAATGCGCAAAGTGGTTCATCATATCTGATTAAGAAGGGCCTTAGTGCCAATTATGCCCGCTCCATTGGTGGCGCTCAAGTTAAATGGGCGACAATGACCGGAAGCGCTTCATCTGATTATTTTGGAATCATAGCATTCTTTGATGGAGCCACGGCACAGCTCTATATCTCAATTAATCCATCTGGAATCATTCGTGTAACAAGAGGAGTGCCTTCAACGGGAACTCTTCTTGGATCTTCAACCGAAACAATTTCGGTTAACTCAGTGAATGAGATTGAATGGGATGTAACAATCCACGGATCCGCAGGAATCGTTAAGATTTGGATTAACGGTGTGTTGAGTTCTATTAATTTATCGGGAGTAAATACTTCAGCAAGTGGTGTCGCCCAGTTTAATGCATTCGCACTAACGGGTGGAGCTTCAATCAGCAGCTCTACTACTGGATATTACGACCATCTGTATTTCTATTGTTGGACTACGGCTGGAAGCAGTGATACTCCATTACTTACAAACCCAGTTATTGAAACTACTCTTGAAACGGCTGATGATAGTGTTCAATTTACGGCAACGGCCGGAATTCTTGGTAATGTCGCTTATACCTGTGCTACGAATTCGGCTCCTGGTGCTAACCAGCTTGCCCTAAGAACATTTACTCCAGGAGTTAATTGCACTCTTAATAGCATAGGAATACTACCAGAGGCCACATCAGCCACCGCAAAATTTAAGGCCGTTCTATACGCTGATAGCAGTGGATCTCCGGGAACCCTGGTTGCTACAGGAACAGAAGTTGTTGGAACGACTTCGGGAAGTCGTTTAGCTCTTCCATTTGCATCCGGTCAGTCACTCACCTCAGGAACCGCGTATTGGATTGGATACATTACCGACACGAGCGTTGTAGTTAGACAATATGATACAACCACGACGCCAGGTCAAACTAAGGCAAACACCTATACTTCTGGAGCTCCAAATCCTGCTGGAACTATGACAACAGGAAAGCCGTCATATCTGATCTGGGGTAACCTAACAGGCATGTCTGCTAACTGGTATCAAACGGGTCAGAGTTATGCATATTCTGGACGCTACAATGCATCGTCTACGGTTTCCAACCAAGATACGTTTACCTTCGCTTCTCTATCTTCGACTCCAGCCTCAATCTATCTTGTTACACTTAGAGGAGCCATGACCAAGAGTGATGGTGGTGCGAGAACTCTTGACCTAGTTATGAAGTCTGGCGCATCAACGTCTCTTGGAAGTCTGTCTAACATTTCACCACCACTATCACTTTCATATCAATCAAGTAATTACTGGGTAGATCCAAACACAGGACTTGCATGGACTGCCACTGGATTGAATTCGGCTAAGTCTGGTTATAAGATCGACTCATAATAGATGACTCTTTCGGTTCGTGGCTCTAGTATATCATATGTAAATAATACGAACAGCACCACTTTTACTCTTCCTAGTGGTTCTGCCGCAGGAGACACGTGTTACATATTTGCCGGACATGGTGGAGCTGTTACCGTACCAACCGGTTGGAATACTGCTGATAATGAAACTGGCACAAATGTTAATGGTGCGGTATTCTTTAAGACACTCACCTCGACTGATATCACCGCCGGAAGTGTGTCTATTAGCTTTGGTGCTATTAGTTATGGAATTGTTTCTGGAATTACTTTCATTGGCGCGACGGTCATGCGATCGCTCGGCCAGTATCTTAGAAATTCGACTGGAGCCGGTCCCAGAACTCTGACAGAACCAAATGCTACAAATGGTGACTATGCCATTTATTTTGGCATGATTAAGCTTAATAGCACGATTACTCCAAGTAGAGGTTCTTCACTCCAAACATCTAGTAACCTGAATGCTTCTGGAATTCTGTATGGTGAGCTTCTTTCATCTACAGCATCTATTAGTGAAACCTACACCTTTGGTGCTACACCTACCGGTGATTATGAGTCTCTACTCGTAGTTAAAGTTGATGATGGAACAACTACAGTCGATGAGTTTCAGCTCTCGAGGCAGGCTCTTCTAACAAATCAGAGCATTCAGTTTAATCAGATATCTAGACAGTCACTTCAAGTACTAACTCCCATTAGTATTAACCAAACATCACGACTAACTCTTAGAAATAGCACGACTTCTCCAGTATCTATTTCGGTAAATGGACTCGCTAGATTGACACTTAAGAGTGGGCATAGACGAAGACAAATCTTCCAATCTTAAGTCTACATAAATATTCCATTAGGAGGAACAGATGACTGTACCAGCAAGTAGAGCAGATTTTAAGGAATATTGCCTACGCTCACTCGGCAAACCAGTAATCAACATTGATGTTGAGGACACGCAGGTTGATGACCGTATTGACGAGGCTCTGCGATATTATTGGGATTATCACTTTGACGGTACTCAAAAGATTTACTACAAGTATCAGATTACCGACACGGATAGAACCAACAGATACATCACGGTTCCTGATAATATCATTGGTGCAGTAAATATCTTTCCGATTGGTTTTTACCAGTCGCAACAGGCCAACATGTTTAACGTGCAGTACCAGATTGCATTAAATGACCTGTATACTCTAACGAGTTTTGATCTAGTTCCATTCTATATGATGATGCAGCACCTTAACGTTCTTCAGGAAGTTCTAGTCGGTGTTAAGCCGATTAGATACAACCGTCACCAGAACAGACTCTATGTCGACATGAACTGGCAGATTCTCGAGGTCGGTCAGTGGCTGGTCGTTGAGGCTTATCAGGTGATCGATCCAGATGAGTTCACTGATGCGTGGGGAGACCGTTGGCTTCTAGAGTATGCCACGGCTCTTATTAAGCGTCAGTGGGGTAACAATCTCGGAATGAAGTACACGGGTGTCAAGCTTCCAAATGGTGTTGAGGTAGACGGTAAGTTCATCATTGCCGAAGCCAAAGAGCAAATCAAAGAGCTTCGTGACGAGATGATTAACAGCTACTCACTACCAGTCACCGATATGATCGGGTAGTTTATATACTTTTAGCTCTCTGAGTATAAATAGCCTGTAATTCATAACTACAGGATTTGAAATGAGTGGCTTTGTTTATATTTGGCGTGACAGAAAGCATAATCGATACTATATTGGATCGCACTGGGGTCCAGAGGATGATGGTTATATTTGTTCATCTACATGGATGATTCAAGCATATAAGAAACGTCCCAAAGATTTCAAAAGACGAATCATTTCTAGAATCATTTCATCTCGAAGTGATCTTTTAGATGAAGAACTGCGCTGGCTCAATATGATTCGTGACAGTGAATTGAAGAAAAAATATTACAACATCTTTAAGAAAACTAAACACTGGCATTCAGATGAAACTAGGCTTCCAACTATTAGACAACGAATAGCTCAGAAAACTAAAGAAGCTATGCAGCGAGAAGACATCAGAGAAAACTATCTCGAGGGTCTCTCTAAGCGAGACAATAGATCTTCAGATCCAGAAGTTAGAACTAAGCGTTCCAAATCTATGCGGAAAACTATGGAAGAGAAGTTTCCGACAGAAAATCGTCGCCAGAGAATGGAATTCGGTTCGGAAGAATATCGAGAGTTCATGAGTAACTCTACTTCGGAGCTATGGAATAGACCAGGTCATCGCGAGAGTGTCGGTGCCAAGATTAGTGCTTCTTTGAAGGGAAAGAAGAAGACCGTTTCTTTATTGTGGTGGAATAATGGTTCGATAAATACTAGAAGCCCCGTCTCTCCTGGAGAGGATTGGGAGAGAGGAAAGCTACGAACCTAATGACCACGAACCCATACCTCAATTTCTATACAGCGAATAATGAACAGACATTATTCGAAAACCTTATGATTGAAGGAATTCAATTCTATGGGTTCGATACTTATTATCTAAAGCTTCAGATGGATGACTTTGATGAAGTTTTTCGAGAGGCTACGGCAAGAACATATCGTGACTACTTTACTATTGAGATGTATCTTAAGTCATTCCTTAAGTTTGAGGGTGATGGAAAGTTCGCGTCGGAACAGCTTGGTCTAGAAATTAGAGACCAGGCGATCTTTACTATGTCTCAACAGAGATTTAAGGATACTTCATCAATGGAGCGTCCACGAGAGGGAGACATCATCTATCTTCCACTAGACAAGAAGGTATACGAGATTAAATTTGTTGATCATCAGAACGTCTTCTATCAATTAGGAAAACTAATCACGTATGATTGTCACTGTGAGCTCCTTGAGTACAATGGTGAGAGATTTGAAACAGGAATTCCTGATATCGATTCAATCTCCACAGATTATGCGATGGATGGCTCAGAGAACAGTACAATCACTGATTGGGTTGATCAGAGCTCAGAAATTCAAACAGAATCAAACAGTGATCTTGACTGGAGTGAGAAGGATCCATTTGGAAATGGAGGCACTCTCTAATGTTCGGACAGTACTTTTACCATGCGGTCACTAGACGCTTTATTGCTGTCTTTGGAACTCTGTTTAATGATCTTCATATTCAAAGGTTAAGGGAAGACACGACAACACAGGACATTAAAGTTCCTCTTACGTATGGTTCTTATGATAAGATGCTGGCGCGTCTAAATGAAGACCCAAACTTAGATCGTAAGATTGCAGCAATCAGTCCTGCTCTATCATTCGTGATAGGAGCTCCAAAGTACGATGCAACAAGAAAACTCCAGAGCACTCTTCAGAGGTGTATTAAGACTGACGCAGGAATTAAAACTCAGTATGTTGGTGTTCCATACAACTTTGATGTCTCTCTATACATCTATGCTAAAGAGGAAGAAGACGGTCTTAAGATTCTAGAACAAATTCTCCCGTACTTCACTCCATCTCTAACGGTCACCGTAGTTCTAGACGATGTTCTAGACTACAAGATGGATGTTCCAATCGTTCTAAATGATATCGATTATGAGAACGAGAAGAACTGGGGAAGTTTTACTGATAGACGTTATCTTATCTGGGAACTAAAATTCACTATGAAGGGTGAATTTGCTGGACCGATTACTTCTGATACAAAACCACTCATCAAGCTTGTCACCATTCCATTCTATAACTTAGGCTCTGGAAATACTGTCCTTGAGTCTATATTTGTTCAGCCGGGTCTTACGGCAAATGGGCAGTCGGCAGACCAGATTACGGAAACTATTCCTCGTACTCTTATTAATCCGGACGATCCTTATGGATATATCATCGAGACCATTCCTTCTCCTATAACTCCAATCGCTGTATCTGATTTTAAGAATGGTGCCTATTCAATCTATGGAGAAAGCAAAACTCTCTCTGATCTTTGGGTTAGAGACTCTTCGAGCTGGTCGGCCGCTTATAATCCATCAATCCATATTGTTCCCGGAGTGGGTCTCACTTGCTCGAACCCAGGAGACTTTATAGGACCAGTAGCGGCTCCAGAACTTCTGAGTGTTCTAAACATCACTAAGGGTGTAACAATGCTAGTAGAATTTACGGTTTCTACTGGTACAGCATCCGTTGATATTGAAATTACTAACTTCCCAGGATATACTCATGGAAGCCAAATTTGGATAAATGGCACTGGAGGAGGTGGGTTTGGAGCGAATACTTGGCAGGTCAGTAGCTATGATGCTTCAGCAGAGATTCATGGAAGTCTTACTCCAGGCTCACACACTATTGCCGCAACGATTGGTGGTTCTACAACCTATTCGGCTTCTATTGATAATTCGGACGCGATATCAGACTCCGGAACAGAAGATATGTCTGGAGTTGATAACCTGGGCATTGGTGTTAATCCAATCAATGTTGGTGATGTATCAACCATCTCTAAGATTACTTTCTA